ATTTAAAGAAGACCCAATTAAATTTATAGATTATAACATTCGAGATGTTGAAATTATAGAGGCATTAGAGGAAAAACTTAAATTCATTGAGTTAACAATTTTGATTTCCCACCTATGCCATACACCATACGAATCAATCTATTATAATACCATATTGAATGAAGGTGCTATTTTAACGTATTTAAAGCGTAGAAATATAATTGCACCAAACAAACCTACCACAACAAATCCTACAATTAGAGAATTGGAGTTGGGAGATGCTGTTGTAAATCAACGAGGTACCTCCACTATTGAAGGTATAATTTATAGTTTTGAGGATGATGGTGTTGTAGTAAAAACAGCAGCTGGAAAATACATTCTTCGCAACCCTAAAACCTTAAAGAAAAAAGATTCATATGCTGGAGGGTATTTGCTCGACCCTATCCCTGGATTATATTCAGATGTAAGTGACCTTGACTTTACCTCGCTATACCCTTCAATTATCAAATCACTCAATTTGGGGGTTGAAACATTAATGGGTAGAATTGTTACAAAAAACAATTATGAGCAGTACAATTCACTTGAGCAGTTAAAACAACGTGACCCTGAAGAAAAAATTCATATACAAAAATTAAACCGTAAAACTTATAGGTTAAAAGATGCAGAAATACCTATTGGGCAACTTATTCAACTTATTGAAGAAAACAAATGGTCAATTTCCGCTAGTGGAGCATTTTTTACAACAGATAAAAAGAGCATTGCTTGTGAGGTATTAGAAGATTGGTTTGATAAACGAGAACATTATCGTGGGTTAAAGAAAAAAGCAGGTAAAGCAGAAGATTGGGTAAATTATAAATTATATGATTTGTATCAAATGGCTTTTAAAATCTTGCAAAACGCATTATATGGTACATACGCTATTAATTCATGGCGTTTTACAGATGGATTTAAAATATGTTCTTCTGCTATCACAAACAGCGGACAAAGACTAACTAAAGAATCCATTATATTTGTAAACAAATACATTTCAGATCAGCTTGAAATTGAACCAAAAGAATTTGTCATTGCATCAGATACAGATTCCCTTTATATGGAATTAACAGATTTACTTAAACATAGAAATCCAGATTTAAACTATAACGATCGCGAAGAAAAAATTAAACGATTGCTCATATTAACAGAGGAACTTCAAACAGTAGCCAACAATAATCTGAACAATATCACGCAGGATCTATTCAACATGTATGGCAAACACCACTTTGTGTTAAAACAAGAAGTAATTGCTGAAAAAGCATACTGGTCTGGTAAACGCCGTTATGCTATTTACATTGTAAACAAAGAAGGTGTACCCATTGAGGAACTAGAAATGAAGGGACTAGATATTATGAAATCAAATTTCCCAGATTACTTTAGGAATTTTGGAGAAGAGCTAATCAAATCAATTCTGTTTTCCAAACCAAAAGAAGAAATAGACAAATTCGTAATGGAATTTAAAAATTCAATGCAAACGGTAGATTGGAAAAAACTGTTAAAACCTACTGGTCTTAAAAAGATAGGTGAATATATTGAACGTAAACCTATGGCTGGTGAATTATTCTCCAAACTTAAATTAAAATGCCCTGTTAATACAAAAGCAGCCATCATCACGAATGATATATTGCGTTTTAAAAATTTAACTAAACAATACCCTGAATTTACAATTGGGGATAAGATGTATATAGCCATTTTAAAACCAAACCCGTACCAAATCGAGGTAATTGGATTGAATGGATACAATGATGCTCCTGAAATACTAGATATAGTAAACAAATATATTGACCGTGATGGACTTTTTGATAGCGTGATTAGAAACAAATTGGAAGGTGTATACAATGATATTGGATGGACATTAAATTTGAATCCATTCAAAGCGAAATTTTTTAACTTTTCATAATATGTATAATAAAAATAAAATGAATAAAGAAACTCTTAGAATGCAAATGTTAGCTGGCATCATCACAGAGAGCCAATATAAAGCAACCCTGAATGAAGAAATTAACTTCCCAGAATTAGAAGATGAATTTGAAGGCTATCAAGATGCTATGCTTGGATCAGATGAAGAATACCTCCAAGACATCATTTCAGCCACAGATGAAGAATTAGAAAATGAATTTACTGATATTATAAATGGGGGTTATTATGAAGTAGCTCTTGGAATAGAACAAGGTAGGTATGATGCTAAAGAAGCAGTTCAACTTGCTAAAAAATGGGCTCAAGAAAAATTAAACAATTTATAATAAATAAATAAAACTCTTATAGAAAAGCTTGCCTATTGGCAGGCTTTTTCTTATCTTTACAACATGGTAAATAAATTAGTTCTACAATCGGTTATAAACAAATACTACTTAGGCGAAAACGAATCCGTCAAGTGGAAAATCAAAGACAAAACACTTACAATTGACTTTATGTCTGTCAATAAAGAAGTGATTGGAAACATTACACACACAAATTTTGATGTTGAAGACAGTGAACTAGCTATCTTTGATACAAAGAAATTTTTGAACCTGTTAGGCATTACACAAGGTGATTTGATCTTTAATTTAGAAAAGCATCGAAACATATGCACTAAAATGCATTTCGCTGATAGTTCTTTTAACCTAACATATGCACTAGCTGATCCTTTACTTATAGCTAAAGTAGGCTCCGTTACAGAACCGCAGTGGGATGCAGTTTTACCCTTAGAAAAAGAACACGTTGATAATTTAGTTAAAGCAAAAAATGCTTTATCTGGGGTTAGCACTATGATGGTTTCTATTGATAAAGACCTAAATGGAGATGACATGTGTGTCTTTACATTTGGAGATGAACAAGGCCATAACAACAAAATCACATACCAGATGTATGGTAAAATTAAAACAGAAAAAATCGAAATCCCTTTTAATTCTGATATGTTTAGAAATATTTTAAAAGAGAACAAAGATTTAGAGGATGGGTGTATTTGGATTAGTTACCAAGGGTTAATGAAACTTGAGTTTAAATCTGAAGATACTATTAGTACTTATTATGTTGTTCGTAAAGAAGAAAGTGCTTTTTAATATGTATTAGAGAATTTGGAAATTCAAAATAGTTTTCATATATTATAGTTGTAAATTTAAAGTAAGTTATGGCAGAAACAAAAAGCAAAGGCCGTCCTGCTAAGGACGAAAATGACACACAATCCAATTATTGTACAATTAAAGACCCTTTGATGGAACCTTTTTATATCATAAAGGATTCATCTAACTTTACAGTGATAGAAAAGAAAATAGCCGAAAAAGGATTTAGAGGCGCTGAGGCATCTGGGAAAGAAAGAGAAATAGTTTTAGGGTACTATACTAGTTTTAAAAATGCTTTAAACTGTATAGCAAAACAAAAATTCTACCAAAATCAAGGTGATTACTCTTCAATTAAAGAATATATCGCTACTTGGAGTGCAGTTAAAGAAGGAATTGAATCAATGTTAAATAAAATAGAAGTATGAGTAAATTAGAAGCACTATTTGATGCAGTTATTGTAAAACCTCAAGAAATCGAGGAAACCCAATTTGGTTCTATTATAGTACCGGACATGGGTAAAGATAGAAATGTCCATGGAGTAGTAATTGCAGTTGGTCCGGGTACATACACTGTAGCTGGAGAATTTATCCCAACAGTAATTAAAGAGGGTGACATGGTTGTATTACCTACAATGGGGTTCACTAAAGTAGAACATGAAAGTGTAGAATATTTTATTGGGAATGAAAAACAAGTTTTAGCAAAAGTAATAGAAAATGAGTAAGAAAATTGAATTTGGAGCAGAAGCTCGTAAAAAATTAGTAAAAGGTATTGATAAATTAGCAGATGCTGTAGTATCAACTTTAGGACCAAATGGTAGAAATGTTGTTTATACTAAAGAAGGTCAAGTTTTTTCAACCAAAGATGGTGTAACAGTTGCAAGAGAAATTAATTCACTTGAAGACCCAATTGAAGATCTTGGAATTAATATGATTAAACAAGCTTCAATTAAAACCGCAGACAATGCAGGAGATGGAACAACTACATCAACTCTTTTAGCACGTGAAATTGTTAAACAAGGCTTAAATCGCTTAAATGATGGAGCGAATGCAGTTGAAATTAAACGTGGGATTGATAGTGCTGTAGGAGTTGTTCTTATGGGATTGAAAAAAATGCATGAAAAAATTTCATCTGAAGAACAACTAGAACAGATAGCAACAATTTCTGCAAATAATGACCCTGAAGTAGGAAAACTTATTTCAACGGCAATGAATAAAGTAGGCCGTGAGGGTGTAGTTTACATCGAGGAATCAAGAACAGGCGAAACATATTTAGAAGTAGTAGAAGGCACTCAGTTTGATCGAGGTTATAAATCGCCTTATTTTGTAACTAATAACTCAACAATGTCTACTGTCCTAAATGATGTTTATATATTCATTGCTGATTATAAATTCTCAGCAGTAAAAGATTTATTACCTATATTAGAAGGTGTATCTCAAGCAAATAAATCACTTTTGATTATCTGTGAAGATATTGACGGTGAAGCACTTTCAACTCTTGTAGTGAATAAAATGAGAGGTACACTTAAAGTAGCAGCGGTACGTGCTCCCGAATTTGGTGACCGTAGAAAATTATTGTTAGAAGATATTGCTATTTTAACAGGCGGTACAGTGTTTGATAAAGATAAAGGTATGAAATTGGATAAATTCCAATGGGATTGGTTTGGACAAGCACGCACAGTTACTGTTACTAAAGATAAAACTACAATTATTGATGGTAAAGGAGCAGAAGATAAAATTGGACAACGAATAGGAGATTTAGAAGCTCAAATCGAAAAAGCTGATACTCCATTTGAAATGGAAAAATTGCAAGAGCGTTTATCTAAATTCATAGGCGGGGTAGCAATTGTTCATGTAGGTGGAAACACAGAAACCGAGATGAAAGAGAAAAAAGACCGTGTTGACGATGCTCTCCAAGCAACTAAAGCAGCATTAGTAGATGGTATTGTCCCTGGTGGTGGTATTGCATTATTAAATGCTCGCGAGTCTTTAAAGGATATCGAGAATAAAGATGCTACAGACGACTATAAATTTGGGTATAAAATAGTATACAATGCTTGTGGAAAACCATTCGAACAAATCTTACATAACGCTGGATACTCAGAAGCAGATGCTCGTATGATTGCACAACATGATTTAAAAATGAATGGCAGTGAGTGGGCAGGATATGATATCAAATCATGTTCTGTAGTTAACATGAAAGAAAAGGGTATTTTGGATCCACATAAAGTAACTAAACAAGCACTTACAAACGCATCATCAATTGCAGGCACAATTCTATTAACAGAGTGCGTAGTATTTGACAAACCTGAAGATAAAAAAGAACCAGCTTTCGATCCATCAACAATGGGAATGATGTAATATGAAAGTAGAGCAAGTAGAATACAATGAACTTATCGCTACGAGACAGGCACCTGGTGACAGGTGGCTGCTCGTAGACGATAAAAATAAAGTGGTACATAAATCACTTACAGATGCCCTAGAAGCATGGTTTGAAACAAACCAAGAAAAAGCAGAGTTCCGTTTAGCTCCTTTAGATAGTAAACTTTATGTTATACGAACTGAAGAAAAAGAAATCCAACCTGAGCCTCCTAAGCGTTTTAATATTTATGGAGATTATTAATATGTATAAGTATGAAGTTACTAGATATTTTAAACGAAATTGATGACCAAAGTGGTTCTTCTGATTATAAAGAAGCTAGAGAGATTGTTTTAAGGCCTAAAACAACTCCATTATCTTATGTAGAAGATGCTTTAAACGATATCCGTAATTATGGAAAATATGCATCTAACAAACAGAATACTAGCTCTGATGTTGTGAAAATAAAAAATGCGTATTTTGGTCCTAGCGGCATGGGTCCTAAAGCTAAAAATAAAGTAACAAGAGAAATTTGGGACGCAGCAGATGCAGCTTGGAGAAAATTTAAACTCGAAGACATTAAATCTAGACACCCAGAAGTAGACATTACCGGATTAGAAAACCTATCATTTAATGAATTACCAGAAGAAATTAGAGACCCACGAGTATATTTTATTTCTCCTTATACTAAAGATAAACTTGATGCTTTAATAGCATCCATGGCTGGAAATGCAGATATCCTATACTGGTATGAAGATAATGGTGCTTTAGTTTTCCCTAAAGATAAAAATGAAAATATGGCCGGGGGTAATGCTGTAATGAATATCATTAAAACCGTAATGGATAATGCTGGTATAACAGATGCTAAACCACAACTAGAAAAAGATACAGGCGAAGTATCAAGTATTTCTAAAACTACTAAATTACAAGTACCTGTTGAATCTAAGGCAGCAGCAGCAATACTAAGAAGAGAACTTCAAGATAAATTTATAATCCCATCTGCTGGATATAAAATTAAAGAAGGTGAAGATGGTTTTTCATTATCTATAACAGGTATAACTTTAACTCAAAAAGCAAATATTGTTAATTATCTTAAAAATAGACCTAAACCTAAAGATAAGAATAAAGGCAAAAGTGAAGAAGAATTAAATGAAATAGAATTCGAAAGAAAGAAAATGCTTAGGTTAGCAGGAATTATAAAATAACTTAAGAAGCTTGTCTATGACAAGCTTTTTTCTTATATTAAGGTTATGAAAGAAAATACGTTATATGTAGAGCGTTTTCGCCCTACTGAACTTAAATATTACGTTGGTAACGAAAACGTTAAAGACACAATCCAAAAATACCTTGATCAAGGTGATATTCAAAACTTTATCTTTTACGGCCCCGCAGGCACAGGAAAAACTACACTAGCAAAAATTATTGTTAAAAATCTTGATTGTGATTACCTTTACATTAACGCATCTGATGAAAATGGAATTGACACTATTAGAGAGAAAGTAAAGGGGTTTGCTAGTGCTGCATCTTGGAAAGGAATTAAAGTAGTTATATTAGATGAAGCAGATTTCATTACAATCCAGGGACAAGCCGCTTTACGAAACGTAATTGAAACCTTTTCTCGCTCAACACGCTTTATTTTAACCTGCAATTTCATAGAGCGAATTATTGACCCTCTACAATCTAGATGCCAGGTGCTTAAAATTGTACCACCAACTAAAACAGATGTATACCATCATTTAACTTGGATTTTATCAGATCAACTTAGTGTATCTTACCAACCAGAAGACATTAAAACATTAATTATACAACATTACCCAGATATGAGAAAAATGTTGAATGTAATTCAAATGTCTGTAAAAGATGATATGGTTGTATTTGATGAAACAGTCGTAACTTCAAACAACTATATTAAAGAGGTATTAAAGGAGTTAATGGGTGATAAAAAATGGCTTACCATTCGACAAATTATAGCAGATTCAAATGTTAAAGACTTTGAAGAATTGTATCGCAATTTATTTGAGTATGCTTCAAAATATGCACCTGGAAAAGAAGGTATGGTTGCAATTATATTAAACGAACATTTATATCAAGCAAATTTTAGAATTGATAAAGAAATTAATATAATGTCTGCAATAGCAAAGATTATAGATGCAATATGAAATATTTCTTAAAGTATACATTATCTTGGGTATCACAGAATTTATCTATACCATTTTGGATGGTAGGACATATCCACCTAAGTACAAATGTTTATGCTGATATACATGAAATATTAATGTCCTTAGGTATGAATTTAATAGTTGCAGCAGGATTTATACACGATTATATAGAATATAAAAAAGAAAAAACAAATAAAAACAAATAAATATGGAACAACCCCAATTAAACATTGACTTTAAACAAACAACATCTGTTGAAGGATTTAACGGAGGAAAATTATTCGGACAAGCAGTTATTATTCGAAAAATCTCTAAATTTTTAGTTGGAGCAGAAGAAGATGCTCTAATCCCAATCCCTGTATTTTATGATTTGGAAAGCAAGAAAATCCTAGCAGATTCACTCCCACCAGAAATTAGAGAAGAATACAAAAATATTACTCTGTGAGTAAAAAGAAACAAATAAAAGATCTATGGGGGTGGTTAAATGAAATCACCCTCTATAAAACTCCTATAGAAGAAATCTCGGAAGAATCATGGGAGAAATGGAACTCTTACATGATACATCGATATGTATCGATGGATATACGGTACATTGAATTTGTAAATTATATCCAAACTATCCCTTACGATAACAAACAACAACTATATAATATCTACCGAGAAATGATCCCAAAAACTAAAACGTTTTTTAAGTATCTTAAAACGAATCGTAAGAAAAAAAATACGGAAGTTATAGACTATATAGCAGAATATTTTGAATGTAGTTTAGGCGAGGCAGAAGAATATCTTGATATCCTTCGTGAAACCGGAGCACGTAGAGTACTTTATGATATGGGGATAAACGACAAAGAAGCAGATAAACTATTAAAAAAATGAGCGAAACAAGTTTTGAGTGGACTCCTAGGCATCCCACTAAAGATACCCCACAACGATCAATCTCAAAAACGGACTCAATTGTTGATTCAATAATTGATAAGTTTGTTGAAAGAGCAGCAATGGGTAAAGAAAAATATGGAACAGATTTAGACCGCACCGATCTAGATTTAATAGACTACATTAACCATGCTCTAGAAGAACATATGGATGCCATACTTTACCTCCAGAAAGTGAAAAAAATGTTAGAAACAAAAGAGTTCTAATATTTATAATAAAATACCTAAAATGAACAAAGAAACTTTACGCATGCAGATGCTTTCAGGTGTAATCACCGAAAGTGAGTACAAAGCAAAACTAGAGGAGCTTGAGACTCAAGAAACAAAAAAATCTCTAAACGAAAACTTCGTTGGTATGGGAATGGTTGGAAACATTTTCGATCGTAAAAAAACAGATTATGAAATGGCATTCGAGCATTTTACTAAAGGTACTTCATTAAATGAAGAAATGGAAGATGAAGAAGAATTCGATTTAAACAAAGCATTCGCTGAGAGTCCAAGAATAGCTTCTTATGATGATGTTTTGGATGTAATTGAATCGTATGAAGATGAAGATATATTAAATGATTTTAAAGCTGAATTTCCTGAAGGTGAGCCTATTAGTAGAGATGATTATAGTGAGTTTGCTATGTCATTAATAGATGATATGAGTGAAATTAGCTTTATCCAAGCGAATTGGATCTCAATGTTTGATGAGGATATATTTGATAAAGCAGGCTTAAACGAATCTGACAAACCAGGTACAGCTAAAGAACGTATGGAAGAAGAAACAATAAAAGAAGAATCTTCTAGAGATGATGAAAAGCTATATCTTGCATTCATTAAAGCTGCTAACTTTATAAAAGGTGGAGGTAGTGATACTGAAGCTTGGGAAATGATGTGGGATGAATATCCATATATGTAAACTTAAAATATGAACCCAAGAGATATAATCAAAGTAGATGTTCCTTTATTCTTACGCCTTCTAGAATACGCTAAAGAAGACGCTCAAACGGACATGGATTTACACGACGTTACAGAAAACATAATCCGTTTAAGCGAAACTGGAGGAGTTTTATCTATGAAAGATTATAGCGCAATTGTAGGTTCAACAGAAGAAGAATTAACTGAACGTAGGATGCTCCAAGTTAGAGCCGGTATTATAAAATAAGATGGCTAAAGCAAGAAAAGAAGGTAAACCAAAACGTAACAGAGCAAATTTGGCTAAGCGTTTAAAAATGATTGAAAGAAATAATCAATTATTAAACGAATACAAATAACATTTAGGACCGTTACAAAACTGTAACGGCGAAGCCCCCAACGTCGCTATCGTGGGGGTTTCTTTTTCCTTGGAAGCAATAATCAAATTATTGATTACTTGGAAAACCAATAAAATTTTCGTATATTAAGGTTATGGCAAAGAAAAAGGTTATTCCTCAAATTGTGAAAGATATTCGCAATAAAATTAAACGAGACATAGATTGGACAAGCGAAAAACTAGTTTCATTTTCCCAATTCCAAATGTACTCCGAATGCCCTAAAAAATGGTCTTTACAATATAAAGAAGGACAAAAACAATTTACCTCCACAATCCATACAGTTTTTGGAACAGCATTACACGAAACCCTCCAACATTATCTTACAGTAATGTACGAGCAAAGCTACTCAGCAGCAGATAAAATCAATACCTCAGAACATTTCGAAACACACCTAAGAGAAGAATATACTAAACAATATAAAGCAAATAACAAGCAACATTTTTCCTCTCCGGGCGAACTAGGAGAATTTTTTGATGATGGGATAGAAATAATACGTGATTTTGCTAAAAATAAAACCAAACATTTCTCCAAACGTGGGTGGTACTTAATTGGAGTAGAAGTTCCCATTACATTAAACCCACACCCAAAATTTCCAAACGTGGTTTATCAAGCATACTTGGATGCTGTTTTATACCACGAGCCAACAAATACAATTCAAATAATAGACTTTAAAACCTCAACTTGGGGTTGGACAGATAAGGATAAAAAGAATGAACTAAAACAATATCAAATTTTACTTTACAAAAAATATTTCTCCGAACATTTTAACTTTCCAATAGATAACATTGATGTAGAATTTTTCATAGTAAAACGCAAGTTAAGGGAAAGTGAAGATTTTGTAATTAAGCGAATTCAAAAATATAAACCGGCCTCTGGTAAAATTAAAATAAAAAAAGCAGGAGAAGCAATGTTAAACTTCATAGAGGAGGCGTTTGATCAAAATGGTTTTAAACAAGTAGAACATCAACCTACAACAAATGATAATTGCAAATGGTGCCCTTTTTATAAAACTCACTTTTGCTCTGCGACTTACTAGCCTCCCCATATATGTATATACAATAATATTAATATAAAACATATATGAGTGAAAAAAATCAAACATTAACAAGTGTAAAAATAGACACGGATCTATTTGAAAATTTTAAAATCGAGTGTATTAAACGTAAATTCTCGTTTCAAAAACTAGCCGAACGAGCAATGCATTTGTATGTAACGGACGATGAATTTAAAAAACAAATCCACAATCATAGTGACTTAAGTTTGGAGGATTAAAATAAAGTTCTTATAATAAAATAAAGTTATAAAAAGTTATATGAAAGAAAAATTCAGTTATTTACCGCAAAACGAACGTAAAAAAATCCTTTTGATATGCGATGACATTAGAGTGCATTCGGGTGTAGCAACAGTAGCACGCGAATTAGTAATCAACACATGTCACCATTTCAATTGGGTAAATTTGGCAGGAGCAATTCAACACCCCGAAAAAGGAAAACGTTTGGATTTATCCCAAGACACATCCCAAAACGCAGGAATAGAAGATGCATCTGTATTTTTATACCCAACTGATGGGTACGGGAACCCAGATTTGATCCGCCAAATGATCAAAATGGAAAAACCAGATGCAATCATGCTTATTACTGACCCAAGGTATTTTGAGTGGTTGTTTGCAATTGAAAACGAGATTAGAAAACATTGCCCAATCATTTATTTAAACATCTGGGATGATTACCCTGCGCCATTGTATAATAGAGCATTTTATGAGTCTTGTGATGCACTATTAGCTATTTCAAAGCAAACAAAACTCATTAATGAGTTGGTTTTGGGGGATAAAGCAAAGAATAAAATCATTAAATATGTTCCGCACGGATTAAATGAGAATGTTTTTAAACCGTTGGGGGATGATAGTAAAGAAATGATTGAATTTAGGGATAAGATTCCACAGTTTAAAGATAAAGATTTTATTTTATTTTTTAACTCGAGAAATATTCGTAGAAAACAGATTCCCGACACTATGCTTGCGTTTAGGTACTTTTTAGATATGTTGCCGAAAGAAAAAGCAGATAAATGTGCTTTTATTTTACATACAGAAATTGTAAGTGAGCATGGAACTGATCTAGAGGCGGTGAGAAAAATCTTATTTAAAAATTATCCAAATGCTATACATTTTTCAACTTCAAAATTAAATCAGGATGAGTTAAATTTGTTTTATAATTTAGCGGATGCTCAAATTTTGTTAACATCAAATGAAGGTTGGGGCCTATCATTAACAGAAGCGATTCTAGCAGGAACACCAATCATAGCAAACGTAACTGGTGGGATGCAAGATCAAATGCGTTTTGAAGATGAAGAAGGAGATTGGTATGAACCGACACCAGAAACACCCTCAAACCATACAGCAACATACTCTTCTCATGGGAAATGGGCTTGCCCTGTATTCCCAACTAATCGATCAATTCAAGGATCACCTACAACCCCATATATTTGGGACGATAGATGCAGACCAGAAGATGCAGCTAATGAAATATATTGCCTATATAGACTGAACCGTAAGGAAAGAAAATCACTTGGTTTAGCTGGGCGTGAATTTGCTTTGAATGAAGGTGGATTTACTGGAGAGAAGATGGGAGAGAGAGCAATTGAGGCGATAGATCAATTATTTTCAACGTGGAAACCGCGAGAAAAATATGAGTTCATCAATGTAGCCGAAATTGGAGAACCTGAATTGAATCACGAACTTTTATATTAAAATAGTTATATGAGTAAAAATACATGTGTTATATACGCTCCTGTACAAACGTATAGTGGTTATGGAGCTAGAGGTAGAGATGTGGCAAAAGCCATTATTGAGTTAAAAAAAGATGAATGGGATATCAAGATTATTCCTTGCCGATGGGGAAATACCCCAATGAACTTCATTGATGAGAACCCTGAGTGGGAATTTTTGGAGGGGCATTTTGTTCAACAGCTAAACCAACAACCTGATATTATGATTTGGGTTACAGTTCCAAACGAATTCCAACAAGTAGGAAAATACAATATAGGAATTACAGCAGGAATTGAATCAACTATTGCTCCTGCTGATTGGGTTGAGGGTTGTCAAAGAATGGATCTAGTGTTAGGTTCTTCAAAACATACAATTGATGTGTTAAGAAGTTCAAAATTTGAAAAGCGTGATCAAAATACAAATCAAACTCTTGGACTTATTGAATGGACAAAAGATAGTGATATCTTGTTTGAGGGAGCTCGTACTGATGTTTATAAGCCGGATTCAAGCCCTTGTAAAATAGACTTTAATATTAAGGAAGATTTTGCTTATTTGTTTTGCGGGCATTGGATTGGAAATACTCCAATTGGAGAGGATAGAAAAAATATTACTCTTTTAATTAAGGCGTTTTATGAAACGTTTAAAAATAAAACTAAAAAACCTGCTTTAATTTTAAAAACCACACAAGTAGGGTCCTCATACATGGATAGAGATGAACTAATTAAGCGTATTAAAGCTATTCGCTCAACAGTAAATTCAACTAATCTACCTAATATATATTTACTTCATGGAGAATTTACGGATGAGGAAATGAATAGTTTATACAATCATTCAAAAGTAAAAGCCATGGTTAGCTTGACCAAGGGAGAAGGATTCGGCCGTCCGCTACTTGAATTTTCCTTAACAAACAAACCAATTATTACAACAAATTGGAGTGGACATGTAGACTTCCTCAACCCAGAATTCACAACACTTCTCCCGGGTCAACTAACAAATATTCACCCATCAGCTGCAAACAATATGCTATTGCAAGAAGCACAATGGTTCTCTGCAGATATGGGCCATATTGGACATTATTTAAAGGATATGTTTGAGAATTATAAAAATTATGCTGAAAAAGCAAAACGCCAAGGTTTCCAATCGCGAAATAAATTTTCGTTTGAGGCGATGAAAGAAAAACTTGATAGTGTATTTACAGCAAAAATACCAGAGTTCCCAAAGCAAGTTCAATTACAATTGCCCAAGTTAAAGAAAATCGAATTACCAAAACTTAAAAAAGTAGAAGCATGATAAAGATTGACCCTGAAAAAATGCAAGACGATGACATGAATGGAGATGATGCTATGGGTGGTGCCGTATCATTATCAATAATAATCCTAGTAATAGTATATTTTTTAATAAAATAAAACAATGCAACACGAAAAAATAATTGATTGTCCGAAAAGTGGAGGTGACCTATGTTACGAAACACAGATTAACCCTGAAATTTCCTCATATTTAAGTTTAAGCTGTGGATTTTGGACTAATAGCTTAATGAAGGAAGATTCTGAGTTTTATACGGAACAGATTGAAACTTTACCTGAATTGTATAAAGATTTAGCTTGGACTGATCCTCAAACAGGTTTGATTTGGCTTCCAAACACCATTAATCAACCTGAACTAGGAATGGTATTTGCATATGG